TGCCGTAGACGTTGACCATTGCAGGGGTGAATTGTGCGAGTTCCATGATGATTCCTTTGTGTTGAATAGGCTTGGATGTATAGTCGGTTGACTACACACTGAAGCCCACAATGTGGGCGCTATGCTTGCTGTTCTTGGTGCATATGGATACCGCATCGCCCGTTTAAGTCGGCGCTACTTGCCAATGTCTTTCCATTGGGCCTTGCCTTCAACATACGGTCTTTCACCGCCATATCGAGGTGCGTAAGATTTATGGTGATTTAGGTTATCCGAAAACGCTTTCCGGGTAGATGTAATCAACATACGATTTTCACTACAACACTTCTGTTGCCACGCTACTTCACGTAACTCATACACCGCCGTACCGCTTGCTCAATCGGTAGAGCCTAACTCGCATCAAATCAATGCAGTCAACGTGCCTTCGACTATTTCACACGTATCCCAAGCGCCACCAAGGGAGATTCCAATATAAATTTTTAATGATCAAGTCACCGTCCGCCCCACCATGTGACCCCGCATCAACCCGTAGGTATCCACACGCACCTTTCCCGTAGGTCTGGCACTAGGCATGATGAAAACTTCATCCGGCTGAACGGTGCGATCACCGTCCTACTACTGGTCAGGCCGCTACCATGTAGTCAACCCTTCCACTAATGGTCGGCCCGCTACCCCACCCCCCACCGGCCCCCCAAGCCCCCACCCGCCCCGCCCTCTGCTTACGACGCAGTCACATAGCACGTCAAACCTACGACATGTATGTATACATACGTCTATAAAACCCACTTTGATGTATACATACACCCCGCCACCTTGCAAAAAAGCCCCAAAAAATTGAAAAGCGTATGTACAATACGTGTGTATACATACATTTGGAGCTCAAAATGAAGCGTTGGAACCTGTATTTGCCTGAAGAATTGATCGAAAAATACCGTGTTTTGGCCACCAAAAAGGGTGTTTCGTCCGCAGAAATGGCCAGAATCGCCATGGAGAAGTACCATCAGGCCGTAGAGAAAGCGCAAGTGCGAGGTAACGAGGTCCAAAAACAGGCGTCGGAGACCGCAAATGCAGCCTGAAGACACCCCCATGGACGATCTGCCGCTGGAGTACAAGCCAAAAATGGTGTCATTCCCGCAAATCAGCGAAGAGATGATCGCTTCCGTCGCCTTGGGCATGGAGGATGAGCTGATCGTGGCCAGCCGACACGGCATGTCCGTCGAGGAGTACACGGAATTGGCCGCGCAGCCGTGGTTTCAACTGCAAGTTCAGATGAAACGGTCCGAGTACGAGAAAAACGGCGTCACGTTCAAGGCCAAGGCCGCATGGATGGCCGGGGAGTTGCTCGATCAGGTGTACGTCACTGCGGCGTCCGGCGATGCCAGCCTGAGCCAGAAGCATGAAGTCCTCAAGACGCTCATCAAAGCCGCAGGGCTGGAGCCCAAGGAGGAAAAGCTCAAGGACACTGGGCCCGGGTTTAGCATCAGCATCGACTTGGGCGGTGGCCAGAGTATCAGCCTGAGCAACCAGCAGACCATCACACCCGTTACACTGGACGCTGATGTCAAGGAGATCAAGAATGCCTAAATCAAAGCTCGAGACGAGACTGACACGCCAGATCGCCGCACGCGGTGAAGACGATGCCAAAGAGATTGCTCGCGGACTGCTCATCAAGCGGGGGCACATCAAGTCCGATGGCACGCTCACGGCTGCGGGTAAGAAACGCCAAGATTTGGGTAACGATGGCCGGGCCAAGGACCGCGAGTCGAAGTACTCCGGGGGTAAGAACAAGCCCAGCGACTACAAGTACAACGCCAAAACCAACGCGGCGACGCTGAAAAAATGATAGGCTCCTACGAGCGCACCGCGAATAGACTGCTGCGCGGACAGCCGAAACCGCAGCCGTTTGGCATGCTGGTTGGCCACCACTTCTGGACCGGCCACAAGAGTCTTCACAAAACCAGCCAGAGCCGTAAATGGCGGTTGTTCTGGCGTCTGAAAGCGAAGCGAGCATGAGCTACATGGGAAACTTGACGCAGGGGCTCGTAGATGAACTGCTTGCTGTCGTTCACAAGTACGACGAAACGATGATGCTGCCTACGGCGCTTGGCTGCCTTGATTTGGTCAAAGCTCAACTGATCCAAGAACACATGGAAGATGACGAATGAGCAACTACAAACCGACCGAGACCCAGCGAAATTTCATGCTGGACGAATCCTACGTGCGTACGCTGGCAGGGCCTGTTGGTGGTGGCAAGTCCGTGACGTGTGTACATGAGCTGGTTCGACTGGCTTGTGGCCAAGCGCCGAACGCCAAGGGTATCCGGCGAACTCGGGCGATTATTGTGCGTAACACGGCGGACCAGTTGGCCCTGACGACTCGAAAGACGGTGTTCGACTGGCTGCCGCCCGGTGAGGCTGGTATCTGGAAAGCCGTGGAGAAGACGTTCATCCTGATGGCCAAACTGCCAGATGGGACTCAGGTCGAGTCAGAATGGATTTTCATTCCGCTGGATACGCCGGACGACGTGCGTAAGGCGCTGTCTCTGGAGACCACGTTCCTGTGGGGCAACGAAAGCCGAGAGCTCAACAGTGAGGTCGTCGATGGCCTGCTGTCACGTCTGAACCGATACCCGTCGGCCAAGGATGGCGGGCCCACCCGGTCGTGTGCGCTGTTCGATACCAACATGCCCGACGAGGACACATGGTGGCACGACAAAATGGAGAACCCTCCGAGCAACTGGGCCATCTACAAGCAGCCCGCTGCGATCATCAAGCCAGAGGTGTACCTTGAGAAATTTGGCGAAGAGCCGGACGAGGTGCTGCTGGACAAAGACGACAACGAGTGGGCCGTTAACCCAGAGTGCGACAACTACAACCACCTGCCCAAGCAGTACTACCCGAACATCATCCCGGGCAAGACCGAGGACTGGCTGCGTGTGTACCTGCGCTCGGAGTATGGCCGCAGCCTGTCAGGCACGCCGGTGTACGAGAAGACATTCACGCACGAGTTCCACGTGGCCAAAGAGAAGATCAAAGCCATCCGCAGTGAGGAGTACCCGGTCATCATCGGTCTGGACTTCGGGCGCACGCCAGCAGCAGTGTTCAAGCAGCGCGATCCACGCGGGCGCGTCGTGACGTTGGCTGAGCTGACCTCGGAGAACATGGGCATCGAGACGTTCTTGCGGACCAAACTGAACCCGTTCATCGCGAACAACATGCAGGGGTGCTCGTTCGTCGTGGCCCCAGACCCAGCCGGGTATGCCAAGCAGCAGATGGGCGAAGTGTCGTTGGTGGATATCGTCAAGCAGGCCGGGTTCAAGTGCCAGCGGCCACCGACAAACGACCCGGAGAAGCGGATTCAGGCTGTCGAACGCTTGCTTGTGCAACAGTTGGAAGGTAAAGCGCTGTACCTGATCGACCCGGGATGCACCATGCTGGTCAAGGGGTTCCGGTATGGATACCGGTACAAAATCAAGAAGTCCGGTGAGATGGAGGACAAGCCAGACAAGAACGGCTTCTCCCACGTCCACGACGCCAACCAGTACGCCGACTCCGTGATCGACATGAACATCCGAGGCGGCACGCTCAACACCGGCAGGCGTGAGGTGAAGAAGTCCTCTTACTCCTACACTTGACCCCTTGACACGTCAGCGTACAATCGGGTAACTCTTGGAGACAGCCATGTCTTTTTTCTACCCGTCGATTACCTCTGAACGCCGCCACGAGGACTTCCCCCTGCAGGTCGCTCGTGGGCAGGTTCCGGGCCACCGTGTTGTACAAGTGTTTGGCTACAACGGTGATGTTGACCAGACTGAAGAGTCTGTATGGCCTAACGGTGGTGTTGTTCCGCACCCTGCGGCTGCATCGGTACTCAAGATTAGCTCCAGCAGTGCAAGCGACACAGCAGCAGGAACAGGTGCCCGCACGGTGTATATCGGCGGTGTAGACGGTGACTTTGACGAGGTTGGCGAGACTGTTACGCTGAATGGCCAGACCGCTGTGAACACGGTAAACTCATACAAGTACGTGAACTACCTCTACGTTGTAACAGTCGGTACTGGCGCTGTTAACGCAGGAAACATCAATGTTGGAACCGGCACGGTTACGGCAGGCGTTCCTGCAGTTTTGTATGACATGATCGCTGTTGGCTATAACCAGCGCACTACCGCTCACTTCTGCGTACCCGCAGGGCACACCGGCTTTATGACGTCAGGCGTTATTACAGCAGGCCAAGAATCAGGTTCTTCGGCAATAACAGCCTTCTTAAAACAGCACGGTCCAGATGAGATTTTGCGTGTAGGCGCTGTGACTACTATGAACAACGGGTCGGTGCAGTACGACTTTGCGTTTCCGTATGTCATACCAGAAAAGAATTGCGTTGGGGCTACGGCTGTCGGGGCTTCAAACAACAACTCCGTCAGTACGTTCTTCAACATCGTGCTGGTTGCTGGACCAAACGCATCCGCCCCCGGTACTCCTTGGAACTAAATTATGGCCACAGGCATCGCACTCATCCCCGTCGCTCGTAGCTCCGATCTGGAGCGTGAGTCGCAAAAACGCAACACCGACATGCAGGCTCAGCCTGTGATCCAAGGGCTGGCCGCTCACGCACGCAAGCGCTGGGAGTCTGCCCGTGAAGCCAAACGGACCATCGAAGAGCGCATGCTGCAGTGTCTGCGCCAGCGCAATGGTGAGTACGACCCGGACAAACTGGCCGACATCAAGCGCCAAGGTGGCTCGGAGATTTACATCCAGTTGACATCGGTGAAGTGCCGCGCTGCTACAAGCTGGTTGCGTGATACCTTGCTGGGCACAGGCACGGACAAGCCGTGGAGCCTTGAGGCTACACCCGAGCCGACACTCCCTCCAGAGCTTGTCCAAGAGCTGATGGCCAGCATGCAGCAGCAGTTGCAGGTCATGATGGAGCAGGGCTTGGCCATGCCAGACCCTACACAGTTGCGCGAAGCCGCCAGCCAGATGAAAGACGCAGCGATGCGCAAGCTGCGCGAAGAGGCCAACGACCGTGTTGACCGCATGGAGCTGAAGATGGAAGACCAGCTCATCGAGGGTGGCTGGACCGACGCGCTCAACGCGTTCCTCGACGACGTGGTGACATTCCCCTACGCCGTGCTCAAGGGCCCAGTCAAGCGCAAGCGCAAGACACTGGCTTGGCAGAACGGAGAGCTGGCACCGTCTGAAGAGATTCGCAACGAGTGGGAGCGGGTTGATCCGTTCATGCTGTACTGGGCCCCATGGTCGTCGGACATCCAAGACGGCTTCATCGTTGAACGCCACAAGATGACTCGTGAAGACCTGCAGGCCTTGATCGGCGTGCCCGGGTATAACGACGATGCCATCCGCTCAGTGCTCAACTCGTTCGAGATGGGCAACCTCAACGAGTGGCTGTGGACCGACAGCGCTCAGGCGACAGCCGAGGGCAAGGACACCACCCAGACAATCTTCACGACCGACCTGATCGACGCGCTCCAGATGTGGGACAGCGTGCAGGGTAAGGAGCTGTTGACTTGGGGCCTGTCCGCCAAAGAGATTCCTGACCCAGACCTGAACTACCCCTGCGAAGTGTGGCTGGTGGGCTCCACGGTGATCCGCGCTGTGCTGAACTACGACCCGCTGGGCCGCAAGCCGTACTACGTGACGTCTTACGAGAAAGTCCCCGGCGCTGTGGCCGGTAAGGGCGTGGCCGACTTGTGCCGCGACTCCCAGAACATGGTGAACGCAGCCGCCCGCAGCTTGGCCAACAACATGGGCATCAGCTCAGGTCCGCAGGTGGCTGTGAACGTGTCACGCCTGCCCCCGGGCGAGGACATCACCGAGATGTACCCTTGGAAAATCTGGCAGTTCCAGAGCTCTGAGTTCAACGACGGCTCCCAGCCGCTGCAGTTCTTCCAGCCAAACAGCAACGCCAACGAGCTCATGTCCGTGTTCGAGAAGTTCAGCGCCCGCGCTGACGAAGACACCATGATCCCACGCTACATGACTGGCGAGAGCTCCCCCGGCGCTGGCCGTACGTCGTCCGGCTTGTCCATGCTGATCAGCAACGCTGGCAAGGGCATCAAGCAGGTGATCAGCAACATCGACCGCGCTGTCATCGTGCCGTCTATCGAGCGCCTGTATCAAGACAACCTGCGTTACAGCAAAGACCCAGACCTGATCGGCGACGTCAAGGCTGTGGCCAAGGGCGCTACCAGCTTGGTGGTCAAGGAAGCTGAGGCAGTCCGCCGCAACGAGTTCCTACAGATCGTGCTCAACAGCCCAGTGGCCCAGCAGATCGTTGGTATGGACGGCGCGGCAGAGCTCCTGCGCGAGCAAGCTCGCAACCTGAGCGGCAACGTCAACCGGATCGTCCCAGACCGTCCGACACTGACAGCCATGCAGAACCTGCAGCAGCAGAACGCTCAGCTCCAAGAGCAGTTGGCCATGATCATGGGCGAACTCCAAGGCGGCGCACCCGGTGCTCCGGGCGCTACGCAGGGCCCAGCCCCAAAGAATATGTTGCCCGACGGCAGCCAAGTTGGTGGCCGTGAGGGAAATATGATTTCAGCAAGGCCGAACGGAGTTTGACTTTTTTTGAATTTGTTGTATAGAATCCACACATGAAGATTTTTGTAGGCCAAAAGCCTGATCGGCAGCACATGCAAGCGTTAATCCGCTGCAAGCTGCAAGAAAACGATGCGCTACTGTCGCTGTTCCGCGCCAAGCTAGAGGAGACGAAAGCCTCCTTGATGCAGGCAGAAGAACCGCACCGACTGTACCGCCTCCAAGGTCAGGCTCAGGCCTTATCAGATTTCCTCGAAGCGGTTGAAAAATCGTCAGAGGTCTTTGACCGGATCAAGTGATCCGAATTTTGTAAATCCGAGCAAACCATTACGCGAACGGCAGACCGCAGTAGGAGCCCGAAACGGAGTTGGAGCCCAAGGAGAATTGAATGGCATTGCCAAGACAAGTAGAAGCGCAGTTACGAGAACTGGAAGCACTGGAAAAGCAGCTCGCAGAGGGCCAGAATCCTGCACCCGCAGACCCTGATCCGCAGCCAGCAGAGCCTCCCCAAGACCCACAGCCTCAGCCAACTGAGCCAAAACCTGTCGAGCCAACGCCGACACCGACCGAGCCAGTAGTGGCGGAAGAGAAATGGGAGCAGAAGTACAAAACCCTCAAGGGCATGTACGACGCCGAAGTTCCTCGCTTGCATGCAGACTTGCGTGACCTCAAGGCCCAAGTGGATAGCCTCCGCAAAGCCTCTGAGACCAAGCCAGTTGAGCCTGCCAAACCCGTAGCTGCTACGAAGTTGGTGACTGATGCTGATGTTGAAGCATTTGGTCAGGACTTGATTGAAGTCCAACGCAAAGTTGCCCGCGAAGTGGCATCAGAGTTTCGAGGCGAGCTAGACGCCATGAG